AACAAAAATTTTTCAAACGTATTTTGTTATTGTGTTTCAAACATGGGGGTTTGTCCGCCTAAAACCAAGACCTGAAAAGTAGTTCACACATTAATTTTCTCGCAGCTAAACGTACCCCTCCACATGAACTGTCTTGGTTTCTTTGTGGTTGCAGCCAGTTGGTGTGTTTGGCTTGCGGGATTTTATTTTTATAGTTATGAGTACAATTTTTAAAAACTACTTTAAAAATACAACGAAATGGCCAACAATAAAACAGGATTCAATTATTACAATATCGATACTGACCGATATCTGGATATAAGAATCAAGAGGTTAAAAAAGAATTTTGGTTGTTCCGGAATTGCAATTTATGATTATATCCTTTGTGAGGTTTATAGAGTAAAAGGCTGTTTCTTACAGTGGGACGAAAGTACTGCTTTTGACGTGGCTGATTATTTCGGAATCAAAGAATCTCTTGTTAGTGAGGTAGTAAATTACTGTGGTGTTGTGGGTCTTTTTAATCAGGAACTGCTCACAAATGGGAGTGTAATTACTTCATTATCGATTCAAAGAAGAGCAAGGGAAATGAGCAAAAGAGCAAAACGAAACGATTTCAAAATTCCAAAAAAAATAAAACTGGTAGAAGAATCTGAGATTATTCCGGAAGAATCTGAGATTATTCCGGAAGAATCGGAAGAAACTCAGCAAGTTTGCCGCAAAGAAAGAAAGAAAGAAAGTAAAGAAAACTCTCTCTATGCGCGCGAGGAAATTTCGGTTAATGATTTTACTCTTTCACATGATGAATTGCTATCAGAATTTTTGCAATCTCAACTTTGGCAAGAGACCTTGGTGATGTCAGATGCGAAATTCAAATCAGTGGAAAATGTAAAAAGGCTGATGAAGGAATTTTGCACAATACTCAAAAAAGCAGATCAATTTCCCATCGGACTGAAAGAGGCGAAAAACAGGTTTGCAGGATGGTCAGACAAACAAAAAACAACAGTAAATGGAAACAGATTATCAGAAGAGTTCTGAAACTAAAAGAACACTTAAAAGGCCACTTGGCCGCGATGGATATACTGAGCTTGGTAAATTACCGCCTCAGGCAGTTGACCTGGAAGAGGCCGTACTTGGAGCATTAATGCTTGATAAAGAGGCAATGGTTTCAGTTGCCACACTTTTAACCCCTGATGTATTTTACAAAGAATCGCATCAGCTCATTTATTCGGCTATTCAAAGCCTGTATGATGCTAATGAGCCTGTTGATATTCTGACTGTATCAAATCATCTGAGAAACACCGGAGAACTTGAACTGACAGGCGGCCCGTTCTACATCACGCAGCTAACCAGCAGAATAGCATCATCAGCAAATATTGAATATCATGCCGGTGTTCTCAAACAAAAATACATTGCCCGGCAATTGATCAAAATTTCAGGTGAAATCAGTACAAAAGCATACAGAGACGAAGAAGACGTTTTTGACCTGATGGATGAAGCTGAAAACAAGCTCAATGCAATTTCCGAAAAATCTATTCACGGAAATTCTCAGCACATTTCGAGTGCTGTTGAGCTGGCCATGAAGGAAGTTGCCCTTACTGACACACTGGCCAGTTCCGGTAAGATAAGCGGGATAACAACCGGATTTTCTGAGCTGGATAAAATTACCGGCGGGTGGCAAAACAACGAACTTATTGTCGTGGCCGGTCGCCCGGGCATGGGTAAAACAGCATTTATGCTGCATTGCGCAAAAACAGCAGCGTTGTCCGGGAAGTGGGTGAATATTTATAGCCTCGAAATGGATGAGACAAAGCTCGCCAAAAGGATGCTTTATTCGATGTGTGATGTTGACCAGCAAAAGGCCAAAAACGGCAAGATGAGCCCAGAGGATTGGAAAGAGCTTAGCGAAGCGGAAAATAAAATTAAAAAACTTCCAATCATAGTGGATCCTACTCCGGTAGTTTCACTCAGGTATATCCGCAGTAAAAGCAGGATTCTGAAACGTAAGGGCCAGTGTGATTTTATTATGATCGACTACCTGCAGCTGATTGAATCTATGGGTTCAAAGGATAAGCTAAGAGAGCAGCAAGTTGCTGAGAGCAGCCGGTACTGTAAAATCCTTGCAAAGGAGCTTAATGTACCTGTGATACTACTTGCCCAGCTTAACCGCGAGGTTGAAAAGGAAAAAGACAAAAAGCCGCAGTTATCACACCTTCGGGAATCCGGAGCTGTTGAGCAAGATGCAGACATGGTTCTGTTTTTATACCGCCCTGAGTATTACGGAATTTATGAAGATTCAAAAGGTCATGACCTGAGAGGCATGGGAAAGATTATCATCGCAAAATATAGAGAGGGTGCAAACACCGAAGTTAAATTCAGATGCAATCCATCGCTGACACACCTGGGCGATTTTATCAGGAAAGAAGACATGGTTGAAATGGACAAGATTGGACAAAGTCCAGTTTATCACATGTACCCTAACTCCGCTTTTGATCAGGAAAAAGAAGATTTACCATTTTAAAAACTCAAATTATGCTACACATTCATTCAATCAGGATCACCGACGGGAAAAGATGCTACCGTCCCAAAGTTCTCAAAAACATTTTTGTTCAGAACATTGAAGGCGTTGAAGCTTTCGAACATGAAGTACTTTCCAAATTCATTCAAAAAAAATACCCCAACGGAATACCGTTGTCCAGGGATTTGAAGTTAGTTCCGCTGGTGTCAAACGCAACTTATATCAGCATCCCGAATCGTGAGTTCTTGCACTACCTGGTTGCAAAACTCAATTATAAAACCATCCCGAAGCAAATTATTAATCTTATCAGGAAAGTAAAATGAAAAATATCATAGCAATAGACCCCGGAAATATCGAAAGCGCTTATGTCATCATGGAAGGATCGAAGATTATTGACAAAGGCAAATTGATCAATGCTGACATGATCAGGATTATAAGGGCAAGTAGAATGACTGTAGGCTCCGACTGTGAACTGTACATCGAAATGGTTGCCAGTTATGGTATGCCGGTAGGAAAAGAGGTTTTTGATACATGTGTTTTCATTGGCCGGCTGATGGAAGCCTGGAAAGGATCTCAAACAAAAGAAGCGATTCAGGTATTCAGGAAAGAAATCAAAATGCACCATTGCGGGAGTATGAGAGCTAAAGACGGTAATATCATACAAGCACTCAAAGACAAGTACGGGGATAAGGGCACAAAGAAAAACCCCGGATATTTCTTCGGGATGAGTGCGGATGTATGGCAAGCTTTTGCACTGGCCTCTTACGTCATGGAAAGGGAAGCAGTGTGAGTGAGGTGATAATTTTGCCCCACAGTCCACGGGTCAATCCTGGATTAAACAAAATATAAAATTGATACCTATGTGCCAAACGAGGGTAAAAATTGATTTTAGGGGCTTAAAATCGCTAAAATATTTTTTTTAACCGAAATATAGTCTTTTGGACAATCTACACTAACTTTGCCAAAAGTTCAAGCTTTAAAAAGCACATCGCGGGGGGATAGCATTTTGTAGGTTGCTTGCCTGATTCGCAAGAGGTCGCGGGTTCGAGCCCCGCCCCCGCTACAGAGGTCTAATTTCTCAGCAACCAGGTCACGCGATCTGGTTGTTTTGTTTTATACCGATTCTTGATTCATTTGATACATATAGTCATTCAATCGCTCATTAATAGCTGACAACTAACAATATCGCTTCTTGATTCAGTTTTGACTATACCGATTCTGAAACACTTTTCACTCAATTTCTGAATATCTGACGTTTTACATCATAAATAATGTATTAAATAGTTGTAATACATCATAAATGATTTATATTTGTATTGTAACATATTGAATAATAGAGCATTAAAATAAAAATATTTATTTTCACTGTTTTGTCGAATACATCAAAAATGATGTTATCTTTACATCATGAGACAGCAACATAGCAGTCTCTCTAAAAACGGCGACAACGTATAAGCGGTTTAAGATCATGGGTGAATATATTAACAAAGGTGGCAATGAATACAAGATTGGCACATGTGAGAATCTTTATTACACAACGTTTCAAGAGTTTACCAGGTTAATGAAAACAGGTGAACTTGGTCCAGAAGCAAAAGAGTTTGTAAACGGTGAATTCAGGTTTAGGTTTGCTTTCTCAGATGAAAATCATTAAGAAGAGTTTGGCCAGTATCATGATCAAGAATTTTTCAGGGGTGAACTTATTAGGGTGCCAAAATCATTAGGTATTGAAATGTGTCACGGCAAAACATTTTACAGAACCGATCAAGAAACAAAGAAAGCACCGGCAATTGGTTTTTACTTACCTTGCATTCAGAGCAAAGAATTTGAAATTCAAAAATATGACTGGTACAAAACGAATGAAGAAACTATTTTTGAAGTTGTTCAACAAAAACCGATCTTTGATGAAACCGGCAACATGCAGTTAGTTACAATTGTCAGGTGCCCTTATTGCGGTGAACTTAGCCGGTTAGATGAAAAAGAAACTATTGCACTTCACGAATATGTTATAAATAATGAAAATCGCTTCACACCTTTACAAATCGACATAGCAAAAACAGCTTATGCAGGTTTAAACATATCTGAAGTTGTTGAAGGTTAACTGATGAGTTCTTTTTGAACGAAACCCCGAAAGGGGTCTTAACCATTAAAACGCAACAAAATGAAAAGATCAATTTCAATTTCAGACTTCAGTTTTCAATTGGCTGGTTACGGTCATTATAAAGTAACTTACACAAGCCCGGTAACTGGTAAAAAATGGACTAAAACGACAAATGACATGCCGTTAATTGACGACACGAAAAATGCAGATGAACCAAAGATCAAAGATTTGAACATTTTGAAATCAGTTTGTAAAAGCTAATTTTATGAACAGGGATTCAAAAACTATCAGTAATTCACTCAGGCCAAAAATAAGCACAATGAAAAGCCTGATAAGAAATTCAACCAGGCCCTTTGATGGGTCTGGTTATGTTTTCAAAACAGCACTTTCAGAGTTAAGAAAAGAAGGTTTGAAAATTCAGTACATCAAAGATAAATGTCACTATATAAAATCAGAACCATGAAAACAGAAAACTATCAAACATACTTTGGGTATGTAAATTCATTCATAACCGGCAAAGGTCTTGACATGAACAAATTGCAAGAAACCAACATTTCAGAATTCGTTATCTTTTGCCAGAAGTTTCTAAGCAAAGAAATATCAGACACAATCACTTACCAGTTAATTGATATGCAAAATGAAAAACGATAAATACTCAGAATCAGCCCGTAAGCTGGTCGAATTCTTAAAGTCTCAGGCCAAAGCAAAAGGTATTTCTGAAAGCGAAATTGCCAGGCGTACCGGCCTGAAGCAGCAAAATGTTAATAGGTTATTTAATTTTAAAAGGCCGCCAACCCTCGAAACCTTCATCAAAGTTGCAGATGCAATTGATTTTGAGGTCGATTTTAAACACAAGCAATAATTTTTTTTAACATCAAATTGTCGTTTAGACAATTTTAACCTTAAATTTGCACGTATGAATACACTTCAACTAATCATTAAGCAAAAGCATTTCAACGATATTCTTTCGGGTGAAAAAACCAAAGAGTTCAGAGAGATAAGGCCAACAACGGCAAAGAAGTACTGTGAGTTCAAAACCGAAGGTGAAGAAATCACCCTGGTTGGCCCCAGAAAGTATGATCAAATTCAATTCTTTGTCGGGTATGAAAAAAACAGACCTTCGGCCATAGTTGAAGTCAAAGATGCAGAAATCACCATTTTTACAGATGAGACAACCGGAGAACCGATCACATATGAAGAGAATGGCGAAGAATATATTGAGTCTGAAGTAATTTATACGTTGGGCGCAATAGTCAGCAAAACAAATTGTTAAACCCTTAAAACAAAAGCCGAATCAGCAAAAGAACATTATTCGCACAGGCCGCAGCCAAATCGGCAGCCAGGCCAAATGTAGGCAAAGCGGCCCGTGCTATCGGGCGCAGACGTTCAAACGGTGGCAACGGAGGTTAAAAATATAACCGGACACACCCTTGAGGTAATCAGCGCGGTCAGGCAAAAATCTGATCGCGCTATTCTGTTTTACAGCTGTGGCAAAGATTCAATTGCCATGCTCGACCTTATTGCACCCCATTTTAAAGAGGTTGTTTGCGTGTTTATGTACTTTGTGAAGAACTTAGATCATATCAACCGGTTTATCAGGTTCTCAAAGGCCAAGTACCCAAACGCTACCTTCATTGAGTTACCACACTGGAACCTATCCTGGATAATTCGCGAAGGTGTTTACTGCAAATCAGACGAAACCGTAAAGACATTGAAGCTCTCAGATATTGTGACGGCTGCAAAGCAAAAGACAGGTATCGGGTATTGTTTTTTGGGCATGAAGCAATCTGACAGCCTTAACAGGCGGTTAATGCTTCGCGGCTATGATATTCAGGCTATCAATGAAAAGTCTGGCATGGTTTACCCCCTTTCAAAGTGGTCGAATAACGATGTTGTAAATTATATCAGGTTCAAAAAGTTGCCCGAACCTATCAGGTATAGCAACAATAAGAAATCACAGGGTTTAGGCTTCGACATAGATGTTTTCCTGTACCTTAGAAAGCACTACCCGAACGATCTTGCAAAGATTTTAAAGCAGTACCCATTGTCAGAATCAATACTTTTCGAATATGACAGAAAACAAGCAACTATTCAATCAAAGTGAAACGGTAACTATCAACCGCTCACAGATCAACTTTGCACCCTACAATCCAAAGAATCACAGCAAAGAGGCTATCGCCCAGCAGAAAAAGAATTTTAAACGCGTAGGGTTCTTAGGCGGTGTAGTTTGGAACAAAACCACCGGCAACCTGATTTCGGGGCATAAAAGAATCATGTCAATGGATTCTCTATTCAAATATGACGGTTCTGCTGAAACAGATTACCGGGTGAAAGTTGAACAGGTTGAATTCGACATCAAAACCGAAAAGGAGCAAAATATTTACATGGATGCTGCCAGCACAAACACGCAGCAAGATGTTGACCTGCTACGAATAATGTTGCCGGATATTGACTATTCAAATGCCGGTTTAACAGAGTTGGATTTGAGTGTAATTGGAATAGATATTCAGATTGGCGAAGGTATCGACAATGTTACGGCAGAACTTGACCAGCTTTCAGCAGACCAGAAAAAAGAGAACATAAAAAAGCTGAAAAAGAGTATTCAGAGCGGCGTTGAAGAACGGTTTGAGGATGGCGATCCGATCTTAGTGCTTTCATTTGACAGTTTTAAAAACAAATCTGCATTCATGCGAAGGTTTGACCTTGACATTTATGCAAAATTCATCAAGGGAGAGGTTTTCTCCGAACAAATTGAAAGGGTTGAATAATGGCTAAAAAACCAAGAAAAGAAACTTTCAGGCAACTTTGTGAAAGTAAAGGGGCCAACCTTTCAGAAATGGCAAGAATATTAAAATGCTCACGCAGGGCTGTTAACGATTGGATTCAAAAGGATCCTGCTTTCAGGGAAATATATGACGATGTCCGAGAATCACTGCTTGACCTTTGCGAATCTCAGATGGTGAACCTAATCAAAGGAATCCCAAAGATCGTAACTAACGAGAACGGGCAAAAAACCATAGTAGGATACATCGAAAAGCCAGATGTTGCTGCAATTATATTCACCCTGAAAACAAAGGGCAAAGATCGCGGATATGTAGAGCGAAGTGAGCTAACAGGCAAGGACGGCCAGCCGCTTATGCCAGCATCTCCAGTTGTAGTTATGTCACCGGAAGAATATGCAAGGTTAGAAGCTGAAGAAAAGAATGGCTGATGTATACTGCAACGAAAGTATATGCAAAGCATAATCTTGCCCGAAAATCAGGCAGGTACAATGTTATTGTCCATGAGGGAGGAGCACGAAGCAGCAAGACAACCAGCATCATTCAGGATTATATCGAATGGGCGAAGCTACAAAGAACGCCTAAGCGTGTAATTGTAGCTCGAAAAAAAAATACATGGTGTCGGGCAACCGTCCTTTTCGATTTTATAAATATCATGAAGCTGGCCGGGTGCTACCGGGAAGAGTTTCACAATAAGTCATCAGGCATTATCACACTTGGAACAGTAGAGTTCTGGTTTGGAGGTCTTGACGACCCGCAGCGACTGCACGGATTCACCTCTGATTCTGTTTGGATAAACGAAGCCAACGAAGCAACGAAAGACGACTTCGATCAACTTGAAATGAGGTGCTCAGGCTTTCTTGTTCTTGACTACAATCCGAATATTGATGATGACCACTGGATTGTTACAAGCGTTATAACCCGGCCCGATTGCAAATATATTCATTCCACGGTACTTGACAATCCATTTGCCCCGGCCAATGTCCGGGCGAAGATTTTAAGCTATGAGCCAACAGATGAAAACTATGCAAAGGGAACGGCTGATAAAAGAAAGTGGGCCATTTACGGCCTTGGGCTTCGGGCGAAAATTGAAGGTCTGATATTTGAAGAGATTGCTTTTTGCGATGAAATCCCACTCTGGGTAAAGAAGCGATTTGGAGGCATTGACTTTGGATATACCAACGATGTGACTGCAATTGTAGAGGTAGGATTTCACGAAAACGATATTTTTATTGATGAAAAATGCTATCTCACAAGAATGCTTACCGGGGATATTGTGAAGACAGTAAAACAATCATTACCGAATTATAAAATATGGTCAGAATCAGCAGACCCCCGATTACTCGATGAAATATATAATGCTGGAATAAATATAAATCCCGTAGTTAAGGGCGCCGGCTCTATCATGGCAGGGCTTGACATCATGAAAGAGCGAAGGATAGTTGTAACCGAAAGATCAGCGAATGCAATTCATGAATTTAAAAATTACACCTATGCACAGGACAAAAACGGGAAATGGCTCAATGAACCTATTGATGACTTCAACCACATTATTGATGCTGTTAGATATGTCTGCCTGATGGAGATGTTAGGTAAAAACAGGAACCCGCAAAACCTATCAGGATTATTTTTTTAAAAAAATATAGTCTATCAGACAATCTTGAATGTAAATCTGTCAAAACATTTTAGCAATGACAATCCAGGAAATTCTTTCAAAACCTTAT